TAAGCCGCTGGCGCTCCCGGGGTAAAAGACGGGATGGTTATCACGCGGGAGCGTGCCGAAGAGATACTGAGAATTGATCTCCTAAAGTACGAACGCGCCGTCGAGGATTTGGTTAAGGTTGAACTAACCCAAAACCAGTTCGACGTCCTTGTTGATTTTGCCTACAACGCTGGTGTTGGTAGTCTGAAGTCGTCTACCTTACTCAAGAAGGTGAACGCTCGTAAGTTCGACGACGTCCCAGCAGAGCTGATGAAGTGGACTAAGGGCGGTGGAAAAGTTCTTCCCGGACTGGTGCGCAGGCGTCAAGCTGCGGTTGTGTGGTGGAATGCGAGCGAAGATCAACCAGACGACCATCCAGATCACCGTGCAGAACCTGATGCTCCGCCGAAAAGAACTATGGCGGACAGCAAGCAAGGTAACGCGGCGGCACTTACGGCGGGGCTCGGAGTTCTGGGTGGAGCTAAGGAGATCGCTGCGCAGGCGCAGGAAGCGTCTGACACAGCAAATCAGCTTGCTGGTTTACTTAGTAACCCAAACTTCCTCACGATGGTGGCTATCGTTGGGCTTGGCGGGGCTATCTGGTACTGGCGCAAAAAGAACATGGATGAGCACGGTGTTTAGTATTTTACTTACCCCACTGGGTCGCGCCGCCGCCGTCGCAGCCATCATGCTGCTGGTGTTTGGCGGGCTTTATGTTAAGATCAGGTCCGACGCGATTGCTGAGGTTCAGGCTAAGGCGACGGCTGACGCTCTAGGGAGAGTTCAGGATGCGGTTAGGGCTGGCGATAGCGTTGACACTTCTTCTAGCGGGCTGCTCAAGAATGACGGGCACCGCCGAGACTAACCTTTCTGCGTGTACAGTCTGGAGAGACATCTCTTGGTCTACCAAGGATACGCCTCAGACCATCACGGAAGTGAAGGTTAACAATGCCCGTAGAGAGGGCTTCTGTAGAGGAGATAGGTAATGGCTAAGAGCAAGATGCCCTTCGGCGGCAAGATGGCGACCCCCTTCGGCGGTAAGGAGAAGGGTAGGGAAGAGAAGATGGAAAAGAAGATGGGCAAGGCTGCCTATCTAGCCGGTGAGAAGAAAGAGATGAAGGCAGGCGTCAAGAAGATGGGCGCTTATAAGTCCGGTGGCATGGTTAAGGGCCGAAAGGGCTGCTGATGGTTAAGGACGTCTGGAACAAGCCACGACCGAAGGGGATTGGTAAACCAAACCCCTTAAGCCCTTCGCAAAAAGCTTCAGCTAAAGCTGCGGCTAAGAAGGCCGGGCGTCCTTACCCGAACCTTGTTGATAATATGCGTGCTGCACGAAAGGGTAAATAATGGCCAAGAACTGGATCAAAGACGCGATTGGCAAACCCGGCCAGCTCCATAAAGATTTAGGCGTCCCTCAAGGACAGAAAATTCCCAAGGCGCAGCTCGCTGCCGCCACTAAGAAACCCGGTAAGGTTGGGCAACGTGCTCGCCTTGCCGTCACTCTTAGTAAAATGCGCAAGGGAAAGTGACATGGCCAAAACTCCAGCATGGCAGCGCAAGGAAGGCAAGAATCCTTCAGGTGGGCTCAACGCCAAGGGGCGCGCTGCATATAACCGAGACAACCCCGGCAAGCCCGGACTCAAGGCACCCCAGCCAGAGGGTGGTCCTCGTCGCGATAGCTTTTGCGCGAGGATGAAAGGCATGAAGAAGAAACTCACCTCAGCAAAAACCGCTAATGATCCTAACTCGCGGATCAACAAATCCTTGCGGGCTTGGAATTGCTGAGATGGCTAAACGCGATCCGCTCACCCTTCCGAAGATGAGGGCATCGTTCGACACGATGTATCGGACGCTCAAGGAAAGCACCAAGAAACCATTTATTGGTGTCACACAGGGAGGCTCTAGCCGAAAGTCATCAGGAGCAAAACCTGCAGCGACTGACGGCCAGCGCCGCACTTCACGTAAATAGGAGAGTATGATGGCCCGTAAGCCTGCAGCAACAGAGACTGTCGTTGAAACCCCGAACGTGGTAATTCAAGAGCAGCCCGTCGAGGAGGCTCGTCCCGTATCCGCTCAAACACTTGCTGAGATGGAAGCTGGACGGGCGACACTGGCTGCTATTGCTGCCAGCTCTAAAGCAGAAACCGAAAAGTAATCAAGGGTTTATACCATGGTTGCAATCAAGCTTAACGCATTCGGCGGAAGCATACCGGCAATGGATGATCGTCTGTTGCCGGACAACATGGCCGCGACTGCTTCAGATGTTTGGTTGTACTCTGGGCTTCTTGAGGGGTTTCGTTCCGCCAAGTTGGTCCATACATGCGCTTCAGCTAATACAAAGCGCGTGTATCGCATCCCAAAAAACTTTGTCGATCAAGAGCATATTATCGACAGCTACTGGCTTGAGTTCCCTTACAAAAACGTAGACGTGATCCACAGCCCAACCGCCAACGATAGTTACGAACGGTACTACTGGGCTGCAGAAGCCGGAGGAACGTCGTACCCTCCAAGGTACAACACACTTGCCCGTATTGCTGCTGGTAGTTCTTCGTTTTTGCTGGGGGTTCCTGCCCCTACTGTAGCTCCGGGTATTACACATACAGGTGGTACTGGTACGGCGGTTAGTCGTTCATATGTCTACACTTGGGTAACAGCCTATGGTGAGGAGGGACCGCCAAGTCCACCCACAGTGTATTCTGCTAACGTAAGCGCAACATGGAATATCACACTTACTGCTCCCACAGTGAGCGACACAACTGACCGTAACCTATCTAAGGTTCGCATCTACCGCACCATCACATCAACGGCTGGTGTAGCTACTTACTTCTTAGTAGCTGAGCAAAGTTACACCATCACAACTTATGCAGACACTGCGCTAGATGCAGCGATTTCCGGCAATAATCAACTGCAAAGCACCACTTGGACCGCGCCTCCGGCAGACCTCAGGGGTATGGTGTCGATGGCTAACGGTATGGTTATTGGATGGAGAGATAACGAAATCTGGTACGCGGAGCCGTACCGTCCCCATGCGTGGCCAGCACTCTATACCCTGTCCACTGACTTCGAGATCGTTGGAATTGGCGTAATTGGGCAGACGGCGATTATCTGCACGCAAGCCGCCACCTATGCCGCTACAGGCATTACACCATCCAACGTCACACTCTCCAAGATATCAACCAGAGACGCTTGCCTGTCTCGCGGGTCGATTGTCTCGACGCCGGACGGTGTATTCTACGCCACGTCTCGCGGACTGGCTCTCGCCACTGCTGGACAGGTTAGTTCAACCTTAACCAAATCCTCGACGGCGCGTTCGTACTTTAGGAGATCAATTCTCAGTATCTCTTCGGCACGCTCCTGCGTGATAACCATCCCGTCTTTAACCTCGGGAGCGCCAGCGGCTGAGGTATGGCCGTAGCCAATCGTGCAAACATTAGCTGGGCAACGATATGCCTTTAGCTTGCAGCCCTCGAACTTTTTGAGGAGGTTGTCTAACCCACCTTGGCTCATGTGCATGGCGTAACTCCTATCGGTTAACAACGCTAATGATGAGAAGGACAATGCAAGTAATAACCAGAACCATCGCAAGAAGCACTGACCCCCATGTCATCACGGCCTGCATAAGCTCTTCCTGCTCTTTCTGAGCCTCAAGAGCAGCAGCCCTCATGTCTTTCTTGATTTGCGTAGTATGAGACAAAACTTGATCCCAAGCGGCAATTCCAAATTCGCCGATGAAGTGGTTTTTTAATTCCTCCATCATCTGGTCGGCTTCAGCCTTGGCGGCATAGGCTTCCATGGCAATCTGCTGCGCGGACTTGCCGCTCATCAGGCTGCCTTTAGGGTCCGCAGCGGTGCGTGTAATCGCAGCCACGCTGTCGAATAGCGACCCCATGTCAGCCGCCATATGCTGCAACTCTTTACCCACGGCAATACCAGCCTTGATGGCTTCATAGCTGGCTTTAGCTGCGGCAAGGAGCGTGAGCGGGTCCATTATTTATCAGCCTTCCGCTTCTCAAGGCTGTCTACTTTATCAAAGATTTGCCTGCACAAGTCTTTGATCTCTCTTAATGCTTCTGAAAACTCTTCGCGGCGGACGTAGTGGCTTGGCAATTCCACCTCAAGCTGGTGAATGTCCGATTTCAAACGCTCGACGGCTTCCCAAAGTTGTCGGGCAAGCCACCCAATTATGGCGAGGAACGACCCTAAAGCAAGGTTGATAAGTGTCTGCGTATCCATCACACGTCCCGCACCGTGAAGAGGACCGTATCTTCCTTGATCTGTCCGCCAGAAGTTGTAGCTACGACGTCAATGGTATACTGCTTGCCGTTAAGCCCGCCACTGACAAAGAACACTGCAAGAGTGTTCCCACTACCTATTGAGGTAGCATCGACAACCAGTGGTGATGTTGTAGTAGGCGAGACGGTGTAGACAACGGTCGATAGCGTCTCGCCCGTGTCTAGCCATTCCGAGTAGTCGATAGCGTATCGCTTACGCTCGATTGGTGTCTTTACAAAACTTCCTAGTCTCATACGAGCGCCCTCTGTCTAGGCTGAGTCTGAAGGTCCGTATGAACGGGGTCTTCGGCTGTGAAGTCTTTAGAAGGAACATACATTATCTGCCACTCCGGCGCTACCACCATTGTCTTTCGATAGGTAGCATTTCTGTCGGCAGGCTCGGTTATGACCATCGTTTGCTGCTCTTGCGCAACGGACATCTGGTCGGGGTCGTATTCTGGAGTCTTTGGTATTGTTATGGTGTTAAGTTCTTGCGGAACATAGATATATTCCATATCCCCAGTGAAGAACTGGGAGAAAAACACTCTGGCTGGGAATCCTGTAACTGCATAAGTTCCGGATACGATTGGGAGCTTAGCATGTCTGATAAGACCGGCTGGGTAACCAGAGACGTCGAAGTTTGCACTGTCGGCTAGTATATTTCTGGAGTACCTAAGGCTGGCCGGTTCTCCAATGTAGGTATAACTTGCATTGAGCAAATAAAATTGTCTGTTTGCGCGCAAAGTAGCTGCGGAACCTAAAACCAAATATTGACCGCTGGCAGATACTAGTTTGTATTCCCTTGGAAAATTGACGTTGTTCCCAACCAGAGAATACGACCCGGCACCTGTGGAAAACAGGTAACCTTTGCGAAGGACCACATCAATACCTGAGTAGGTATAGGCTCCAGCGGAAAGGGAAACTTTCCGAGCGGCGAGAAGTGCAGCAGCAGCGCCAACATAAGTGTAGGTGGCGGGGGAGGCGACAATCTGCCTACCAACCCGAAGAGCAGCGGGAGAGCCGGTGTAGGTATAGGAGCCCGGAGACGCGGTAACTTGTCTGGTGGCTACTAGAGACGCAGCGTTTCCGGTGTATGTGTAAGAGCCCGGAGACGCAATAACCCGCTTGGTGGCTAATAGAGACGCAGCGTTTCCGGTGTATGTATAGCCCCCTGCGGAAGCCGTCAGTGTGTAAGCGTTTGTACGAGAGAAAACTACGTCATTGCCAGTTTGGGTGTAAGTCCCTGCATTGGCGGCTAACGTATAGGAAGCCGCAAAAGAAAAGGTTACGGGACCGCCAGTTTGGGTGTAAGTCCCTGCATCCGCAGTAAGGGTATAGGCAGTTCCACCAACGCTAACAGCTCCCCCGATGGGGAAGCTTGCGATGGGTGCTGAGCCTATGCCAAGCCGGGATGCCACGACGGGTCAACTCCTATAATAGGGCGGATATGCGACCCATCATACGGGGTTTTTATATAGTCACAAGTTCTCAGCCGGGATTTGCAAGTTCCTGTATCTGCGCCGAGATAGACGTAAGCTGCGCCTGCAACTCCTCCAGCGTCGGCTTGGCGGGCACAGACTCAGGCGGCAGCGATGCCGCGTAAGCAAGCGCAGCAGCCTCTTCCTCTGGCGTAAATTGGATGATCTTGACTTCACCCGTCTCGACGTTGACCTCTATGCGTTCCATATAAGCCTCCTACTCGTAGAGAATGTTGACGCTGCCCGCGTCAAAGGTGTCGGTGCCATTTGTTGAAGTAATACGCACGCGATCTAAGGTACTAGCAAGAGTAACAGAGCCACCACCCATCATGTTTGCCGTTGAATTTTGTCGAGCTGAATGAGATGACACAAATTGGTTAGTATTTATTATTGCGACAGTCATGGCCCCATAGCAGACTGATGCTCCAGACGCTAATCTCATAACAAAACCAGCAGTCGATGTTGAAGTGTTTACTGATCCACCTGATGCTGCGGTACAACCCGAAACATATCCAGAAGAAACAACTCCGCTGGATGTTCCTAATTGCACTAAAAGATCAGCAGTACCGCTTAAACTGACCCCATCTAACATTATTGTGATGCGCTTCACCCAAGAGGGGATACTTGTGAAGTCTATTGACGTTCCACTGGCCGAGACCGCAGTGCCACGCACAATCTTCTGCGTAGAAGACCAAGACGTTCCGTTGGTTGTGAACAGCACATTCCCTGTCGTCGTCGGGGACACGCTTGCGCCAAGCCCACCATTGGCGGTCGGAAGAGTACCGCTGACGCCGGAGGCCAACGGCAAATTTGTTGCGTTGGTCAGATTTACCGAGGTGGGGGTGCCGAGAGCCGTGACGTTTCCCGACGCATTAAGTTGAGGCGACCGCGAAGCCACCATCGTGATGAATACGTTTTTGGTGCCTGCGGAAAACGTAACCGCAGACCCGGCGTTGGATGAGCTGTAGATTGTAGTGCGGGTCAGCGTATTGGCAGACGAATAAGTGCCAAGCCCTACCTCCCATTCGCTGGTTGTTTGCCCTTGGATTGAATAGTAGCACGTATCGCCAACCGACATGACAGCCGAAAACGTCTGGTAACCCGCCGCAGGCGTACCAGACACAACGAAAGCCCCCGTGCCAGTGGACGTGGAACTATCGAGAACGCGGTCGGCGGTGATAAAAGCCATGGGTTAGCCTTGTGTGGTGCCAGGCTCAACAGGCCATTTCAGGTTGCTGACGACCGCAATAAACGCGTCGATGTCAGCGGCTTGGGTAATTAGATCTTTGTTGATGGCGCAATCGAGGCGAAGTTGCGCGCGGTACGCAGACCATTCGGAAGGAATGTCCGCGCCAATTTCAATCTTGCGCGTCACCATCCAATCGGACGACAAAAGCAGCGCGTAGGCAGACCGATTGACGCGGTCGATCCACAAAAGTTTGAGATCCGCAAGATCTTTGGGGGTGGCAGAATTGTTTTCGCCTACCCAATAAAATTGATCGTCAGGGCGCGGGGGGTCTTCAACAATTGTAACGCCCATAGACGCAAGAGCGTCAGGCGTAGAGATAGCCAACCAATTGGACGGGTATTGCGTACCTTCATATTCGAAAGCTTGGTACGCCCCAACAAATTGTCCGTCTGGCAGTTTGTATCGCATCACGGATTTCCCTGCGCTATCTGATATTTGAATTTAGCGCCTGTTGTGGAGACGCTGTAGGTATTAGACCCCGTTGAGTTATACGAAGTCGAAGTTGTACGCACCTTGAACCCGTTTGCAAGTTTGTCTGCTTGGGTGCCAAAAGTTACGGCGTTGCCATTAATTGTCATGGCCGTAGGAGTGCCGTTAAGCCAAACAAATGGTCCGTCAGCAAGCGCGTTTCCCGTAAAAGATCCGCTAGTTGTAACCGTTCCTGCGGACAGGTTGTAGGCGTTCAGCGCAACGTATCCAGAAGGTGGCGTGTAAGAAAAGGGGCGTTGACCAAAGTTAATAGCGTAAGACCGAGTGCCTGTTGCATTGCTTGTTACAACCGCGTAATAGCTTGTTGCAGACAAACCTGTAAACGCAGTGCCTTGGCTTACGTTATTTTTGTAAAACGTAATTGTTCCAGCATCAACATCTAAAGCTATACCAATCACATCACCGCTCGTAAATGTTGCGCCGTATGCTGTACTCGTACCGTTAGTAAATTTATTTCCGCTTTGAACATATAAATAGTTAGTTGTTGGGGGATTTGCGCCTTCAACATAAGAGTCAGGCGTTATAACTCCAACACCTGTTGTGCCGCCAGCTAATGCACTTGTTACTGTAACCTCCCAATACCATTGTCCACTTGGTGAAGTTTTAATAGTTGATGGCACAGTCACCATGTTTCCGCCACTACTATACGTAATGGATACCGCCATGTTCCCGTTAGTTACGGACGTTGTGTATCCACCATCATGAGGCTGTAATGGATTAAAAGTTGCAAAGTTAGCCACCGTCGCGCTAGTCAGCGTTGGCGAGTCCAGCATGGGGTCGTAGGTCACGCCAGCGGTGACGCTGAGGTTATTTACGGTCCATGTGTTGCTGTTACCGGACGAGTCCGTGCCGAGCGCGGAAGTGCTGCCGGTGCTGGCGAACTTGAGATAGAAGCCATTGGTGCCGTAACTGCCGGAATACAGAGAAGGTTGCCAGACGCTGTTAGGCCCGGTCACGCCAAAGCTGGAGGGTGTGAGGGCTTGGCCGTCAACAAAATTGATCTCGGCCATATAGCCGTCGTAAAAAGCGTCCGGCGTGGAAGTGTTTCGTCTTCCAATGTTTTGCAAACTTGTCGAATTAATCGCCAAGTTGGTGTTTTGGGTAACGTACCCGGAGCCAATAGCATATGAATTGAGCGTGACAGACTGGCCGTTTATATACGCCAAAATCCTGTTTGCGGCTGTCGCTTGAGTTGTATCGACAGCAATCACAACATGATACCAAGACGAAGGGTCGCGTTGCACCGCAGTGGAACTTAAAATAATTCGATTGGCAGAGCTTGTCCAAGAAATGTCATAACCAATGCTGTTGTTGTAAAACCAAAAAGTTGCCCAATTATTGGCATCAATTTGGCAATCCAAGAGAGTGTAAACATTTGTTGGAGTCAATGCCAACGAACCGCGCTTGACCCATCCGCTCCAAGTCCAAGTTGTGCGGTTGCTGGCGCTTGCGGGCGTCCGGCTCAAGTAGGCGCTCGCAGACGAGCGAAAGCGCAGCGAGTTGTTGATAGTGTAACCACCCGTTGCCGCGCTGGCGATAAGAGCATCCTTGGAGGCAAACATTACGGTGTGTACCCTTGCGCTATGCTGCCGTACCAGTTGGTGCCGTCAGC